AGGGTGGTTCTGATAAAATTTATTTATCAAGTGAATGTCCGTCTTTCTTGACTCTTGATGATAAAGCACATTTGGAAAGTTGTAAAGGTGCCAATGTTCACCTTGATGATTGTGCAGGATTATATACGGACAACGGAAGTTATTTTAAAATTGGTGGTAGTAGAGATGAAGCGGTAATATATGTAAAAGGTCGTGATGATGTCAAAGAACAACATTTAGTATTTGGTGAGAAACTAACAGAAATTTTAGATTTAATGTTGGCATCCCAAGAGGCTTTGATAGATACGGTCATGAGTTTTTCAGCTATAGCTACTGGTGCAGGCCCAAGTGGCCCAATTAGTAGTGGCCCACCGAATCAAGCATTAGTCGATGCATTCAAACAGACTAATGTAGAACTCATAAGGTCACAGATTTGTGATATATTGACACGAGTTGAATAATGGCACTGGATAAAAATAAACTTAAACAAGGATTGATTGATAATTATAGTAAACTGGCTAAGGATGGGGGTTCATCTAAATCAGAATCAGCAGATGGAATGGCAACTGCCATTGTTGAGTTTATGAAGGACGCAGAAATAGTACCGATTGGTAGTCCAGCATTAATTCCTGCACCACCAGCTGTTCCTGTACCTGACCCAACATCTTTAGGTACTCCGTTAAAAGTTACGGGTATTGATGGAGCTAAGGCACCATTGAAGACAGCAATATTGGGTAGTTTTAATTTAGAAGACCCAACGATGACACAGATTACCACTGGTATCGTATCGGCAGCAGCACTAATGATAAGTTTTGGGAATCCAACAATCAAGTCTGCCACAGGAGCTAGTGTAATGTCAATACCACCGATATTAGCACCTACAGTAGCAGTAGGAATGGCTGGTGGTAGTATTGATGAGGTATGTGATAGTATGGCTACTATAATTACCGCATCATTTTTGGGTACACTTTTTAGTGGAGCAGTAATACATACAGCAGCTGGAGCTATATTACCTGGTGTAATTACCAGTACAATAATTTAGAATAGGAGTCTAAAATGAAAAAGAAAGAACTAATAAAGATATTAGAGACATTAGTTCGTAAAGAAGTTAAGAAACAGGTAAATGAGATATTTATTAATGAAGGAAAGAAAGCTTTAGCTAATCGTTCCGTAGAAAAAGATGAAGTCTCATCCTCTTTAACTCAAATAGCAGAACAAGAATACACACAACCAAAACCCAAGAAAAGAGAATATAAGGAATATACGAAGAATGAATCTCTTAATAAAATCTTGAACGAAACGGCTGGTGGTATTCCACAAGGTGATTCTGAATATCCAACAATGGGTGGTGGAACTTATACCTCTGATAGAGTACATGAGTTGATGGGTGGAAATCCAATGATGATGAATACTCCACAAGGTAAGGAAAAGGCCAGACAAGTCGGAGCTGTGGAATCCATGAAAGCTAGAGGTGTAAGTTCTGAACAAGTAGGTGAAGATGTTGTAAACGCACTCACAAGAGATTATAGTGGTTTGATGAAAGCTATGAATAAAAAGAAGGATGGTCATTACAGACCATAGGAGTAATTAGTTGTCAGTATTAGAAAAAGATTTAGATCCTGATGTCAAAATAGGAATTCCATTACCAATGAATCATATTGATGGTAGTGGTTTTTTTCCTGGTACATCCACAACACTTACTCAAACTAGCAGTAATATCAGAAATTTACTTTTGACTAACAAAGGTGAAAGACTTGGTCAACCTGAATTCGGTTGTGGGTTGTTACAGATATTATTTGAACCAATGAGTGATACATTACTTGATGATGTAAAATCTACAATCGAAGAAGCTATAGCACAATGGTTACCTCATGTCTTGATATCAAATTTAAATGTTGGAAGGGGTGAGGAAGAACCAAACCAACTAATTATTGAAATAGAATTCTCATTGACTATTCAACCTGATGTTCACGATAGTGTATCATTAAATTTTGATATAGGTAATTATTAGGAGACTTAAATGCCGAATGTACAAAAAGAAGTACGATACTTAAACAAAGATTTTTCAGGATTCCGTTCTGATTTAATCGAGTTTGCAAAACAATACTATCCAAATACACATAATGATTTTAACGAATCTTCACCGGGTATGATGTTTATCGAAATGGCAGCGTATGTCGGTGATGTTTTGTCATATTATATTGATAGTCAATTTAAAGAACAACTATTAGCATATGCTACAGACCAAAATACACTTTATGAAATGGCACAATCATTTGGTTATAAACCAAAATTGTCAACAGCATCATTTGGTTCCGTAGATATTTTTCAGACAGTACCTTCTGTCGGTAGTGGAGCTAATAATAGACCTAATTATAATTACGCACTACAAGTCAATGAAGGAAGTCTTGTTGAGTCTACAAGTGGAGTTACTTTTAGAATCAGAGAAAATGTAAATTTCTCATATTCAAGTTCATTCGACCCAACAACAGTCACTACTTTCGAAGTAGATGGCTCAAACGAAGTAACTTTTTATTTATTAAAAAAGTCAGTCAGAGTTGTTAGTGGAAATATATCAGAAGAGTCATTTGTATTCGGAACCGCTGAGAAGTATCCAAGAATATTATTAGGTCAAGATAATATATTAGAAATAATATCTTGTACAGATAGTGATGGTAATTCATGGACAGAAGTTCCTTTTCTAGCACAAGATACGGTTTTTGACTCGGTAAGAAATACATCAGCTAATAATCCTGAATTATCTCAGTATAGTGATGAGGCACCTTATTTGTTGAAATTACTTAAAACTCCAAGAAGATTCACCTCATTTATTCGTGGTGATGGAAAAACTGAGTTGAGATTTGGTAGTGGTATTAGTGATAATCCTGATGAAGAAATTATACCAAATCCTAATAATGTTGGTTCATCTTTACCAGGTAGTCCAACATACCTTGACACACATTTTGACCCTTCAAATTTTTTACAAACAAAAGCATATGGTCAAGCTCCATCTAACACGACTTTAACAATCAAGTATTCTCATGGTGGTGGTATATCCGATAATGTTACATCAGATTCCATAACATCCATCACAGATTTTCAATTTTCTCTTGACACGAATGGTCTTGATGCAGGTGTAGTTGACATTGTTACTGATTCAGTTGGAGTAACAAATCCAAGTCCAACAAGTGGAGCTAAAGGAGCTGAAAGTATAGTTGATTTGAAACAAAATGCGTTGGCTTACTTTCAATCACAAGGAAGGGCAGTCACAAAAGAAGACTACATAACAAGAGTTTATTCCTTACCACCTAAGTTTGGAGCGGTAGCAAAGGCATATATTGTTCAAGATGAACAATTAAATCTTCCAGCATTTCAGAAAGAAGTATCGACAAATATATTTGTAGATGAAAGATTTACCGATGTAAAGGCACAAGATGTGGCAAGTAGTAATAGATTACCAAATCCAAACGCACTAAATTTATATTGTCTGGCATTTGATGGTAATAGAAGTCTAACACAATTAAACTTAGCCGTAAAGGAAAATATTAAAACACATTTATCACAATATCGTCTTGTCACAGACGCGATAAATATTAAGAACGCATTTATAATAAACATTGGTGTGAAGTTCAATTTCATAGCCAGAACAGGATTTAATAAAGATGAAGTTACACTAAAATGTATAGAAAAAGTCAAAGAGTTTTTCAACATCGATAGATGGCAAATAAATCAACCTATCATATTACAAGAATTGGCTTATCAATTATCTATTGTAGATGGTGTTGGAGCGATTGTTCCACCAACTCAAGATAATCCCAAGCAATTACCATTATTGATAACAAATAAATTCTCTTCATCTGCAGGTTACTCAGGTAATATTTACGATATAAACTATGCAACCAAAGATGGTATAGTTTACCCATCACTCGACCCAAGTATTTTTGAATTAAAATATCCAAATTCTGATATTGAAGGTCGGGCTATTGGTGACTCTACTGGTAATCAATTATAGGAGAGGTAAATGCATTATTTTGAATACGCTGAAAA